TACCAGTCGGGTCTCAGACAGTGAGGTAAAAATCTACTAATGTAGCAATGCCCCTCACTTATTGGTATACATTAATCCAATCTCCCACCCCATACAACCAAATACAATTTAATACGGAGAATACGTATGTCAATCAAAGCTCTAAAGAAGTCCAGTGCAAGCAATTTCGCTAGACTGACACAAGAGATAGATAAGATATCTAGTCCAGAAAAGTCAAAAGCAGGTGCAGATGAACGTCTGTGGAAACCACAACTTGATAAGTCAGGTAATGGTTACGCAGTAATCCGTTTTCTACCAGCACCTAACGGTGAGGATCTACCGTTTGCAAAGATCTGGTCTCACGCTTTCCAAGGTGCAGGTGGATGGTACATTGAGAACTCTCTAACAACCCTTAACAAAAAGGATCCTGTCGGAGAACTCAACCGTCAACTATGGAACTCTGGTTCTGAAGCAAATAAGGACATCGCTCGTAAGCAGAAGCGTAAGCTTTCTTACTACAGCAATATCCTAGTCGTTAAGGATTCAGTTAATCCTGACAACGAAGGTAAAGTATTCCTTTACAAATTTGGTAAGAAGATCTTTGATAAGATCATAGAAGCGATGCAGCCACAGTTTGATGATGAGACTCCAGTAAACGTCTTTGACCCTTGGGAAGGTGCAGACTTCAAATTGAAGATTGTACTTAAGGATGGTTTCTGGAACTATGATAAGTCTGAGTTCGCAGCACCAACACCCCTTGCTGGTGGTGATGATGATGCCATTGAGGTACTATGGAAGCAAGAGCATTCGCTCACTGCATTCACAGATCCTTCAAACTTCAAGACTTTTGAGGAGTTGAGTGAGCGTTTAAACATGGTTTTAAACACTAAACCTGCTCCAGTCCGTCGTGATCTTGAGACTGAAGAACTAGAGACAGAGGAGACTAACTGGGGTCAAGAGGTTTCAGAATTTAGAAATAAATCTGTATCACCTGCTCCAGCAAAGGATGAAGAGGATGTAATGTCTTACTTCGCATCATTAGCATCTGAAGACTAAAATGAAGTTACTTCACATCTTACTGAGTGGTAGCACTCTCTTAGCAGGTATGCCAGCAGAGGCACACCATTATCATTATAATGAACCTTATGTGATTGGGAGATGGCACTATTATAATGACTATGATCGTCACACCTGTACAAAACAGCGTGTTGATGTAACATCATGGAGTGATGGTACAAAGATGGAGGATTTCGCAAGAGAACCAATGTGGTCATGTATTGAGTCTAAAAGACGACATACACACCACCATCACCATACACCAGTAAGACCTGCACCAACACCAAGAGAACCATCACCTGATGGTAACGAATGTATTGAGGGATCAGTACTAGGTGGGATTGCAGGAGGTGGACTCGGTGCTGCATTATCACGAGGAGAAGGTAGATGGTGGGCAATTCCCACTGGTATCGTCCTTGGTAGTGTAGTTGGATGTGATATAGACGGAGGATAAACCAAAACGAACTTCAGATACAAAAAAACCCTCGCAATTTTCGCGGGGGTTTTTTCTTGTGTTTAGGTTTTTAGTAACTTCCTTCTGCTGCTTGTTGTCCTGTACTTGCGTCTGCTTGTATTGTAGTTTCAGTAGTGACTCCCACTCCCATTGCTTCTGCTACTGCTTCTGCAACTAATGTTGAAACTGTTCTACCAGTTCCAGTGTAAGTAGAACTATATTGACGACCAATACCACCACCAGTGCTAGTTCCAAGGAATCTCTCAGCAATTGATAGTTCAGTCTTCTTAACACCATTTTCATCTAATTCATCACTAGGTGCATATCCTATCAATTCTTCAAATTCTTCAATGAAGGATTCTAGTGCTTGAGGTTGAGCAATGTATATTTGACGTTTTTTCTCATTTTCATAATATTCATATTCCCAGTTACTAATTGGTTCACGTATATTTGATCCAGTAAAGACTATACCATCAGGATTTTTAAAAGTGAATGTAGAATCTACTATAGTACCACCTTCTAATATAACGATATCCTTCCACTTCTTCTCAATAGTTTCATAGTGATGAACTGCATCAAGACTGTTATATTTCTCATTACAGTAATATTCTAGTTCTCTTCTACTTTTTGGCCAATGTTCTGCCTGATCAGTTATATTATTGGTTAATAGTACAACCCAGTCAAGTTCATCATCTCCATAGAAGTCTTGAGCGATTTGAAATGGCATTTGACCATCTTGGATCTCATACTGTTCAAAGAACTCAGTAAATTTAGCAAGATCCTCTCTTGCCTTTACCCTACGGAATATATTCTTAACAACCTGATATTCTTGCTTAGTATCTGATGTAGTACCAGTACCAACGTAGATATTCGGTAAATATGAAAAATAACCAGCCATTAGTACCCCACTACTGCTTTTTCTTGAGTAATGATAGATGTTTCTGTAAAATTCAGAGTAGCAGTAACTGCTGGAACATATACCATATTAGGTGCTTTACCCCTTTCTAGATTCTTAGCATCTGTATTACGGAGTGCATCCCTGTTGATATCTTTGTACATCCTTCTGAGTCTGTGACTCTTGATAGCAACATATTGACCATCTGGTGCATAATTTACTTGCATTCCAGTTAGTACACAGAAGTCAATTTTAAAATGATCTAGGTTTGCTGCATACAGTGAACCTTCTCTCATTCTCATGAATTGAATTAAGAACTTATCAGGAACAGTCAACCATCTCCTACTAGCACCACCAGTTTTAGATAACATATCACCAAGACTTCCACCACCTTTATCACCACTTGAATATGCTGGTAACATACCAACTTTAAACATTTCTAATATGTCTTGGATTGCTTTTGCTTCTTCTTCATTTCTAGCAAGCATTTTAAAATCAAAGGAGTGGGTTCTAAATCCAACACCTTGGAACACCTGCTCAGAGTATGGGTTCATTACCTTACCTGCACCAATAGCAGTTAAGACATTTGCATCAATACCTGAAGTGTTTAATCCTAATACACCACCAATACCTTGAATACCTTGTGCTAAAGTATTAAATGCTGCTTCTGGTAAACCTGATTGTGCTGCTTTTTGTAAGTTTGATACAACTTCTTCACTGTTTCTACCATTAAATGCACCAGTAGCAGCCATACCTGCTGCACCTAGGTTTGCTTGTTGATAATTAGCACCATAAGATACTTGTAATGAACTTGGCATAGCAATGTATGCTGACCTTACATGTGTCTTTCCTGCCTTGCTCCTATTATTAGGAACATTGAAGTAATTATTTCCACCACCACTATTGAATGAATATCTAGAGAATTTCACATAATCTGCTTCCACTGGTTCAAAGTCATCAGATGAATTTGGCCCTTGAGGAACATATGGTAATCTACTCGGATATGTTATTGTGCTACTCGCCACTATAAATACATGTAATGGTCCAATTATATTTATGCGAAAATATGCCAAAGGGAAGTATAGACCAAAATTACCCAACAAATATGTTGGAGATACATCTAATATAGTCTATAGATCCAGTTGGGAATATAAGTTTATGAAGTGGTGTGATTACACACCATCAGTTACAAAATGGGGTAGTGAAGAGATTGCAATACCATATACTTCACCAGTTGACGGTAAGAAACACAGGTACTTTCCTGATTTTTACGTTGAAATAGCTGGTAAGAAATATATAGTAGAAGTGAAACCATTTAGACAAACTAAAGAACCAAAGACCCAGAAGAAAGTCACTAAGGCATATATTAATGAAGTCTTTACTTATGCTGTTAATAAAGCAAAGTGGACAGCAGCGGAGAAATTCTGTAAACAAACTGGTTTGAAGTTTATGTTAATCACTGAAAAAGAACTGAAAGTATAATGTCACGAATAACCTTTAAAGATAGAAGAACTCAAGACAATAGTTTTCAGGAGTTCCGTACCCATTTATTAAAGAAGAAGAGTACTACACCTTCTTTAAATAATCTATACGGGGTTCAATTTGGTTCTCCTAGAGTATTACGGGAAAGATATGATGAAAGGTTAACACCTGGTGGTAGGACATCGGATGCTTTACAGTTCATGTTAAGTTCAATGGCATCGGAGGTATCTACTCCTAGCAGAAACTTAACTACGGCAACTGTTAATAATATAGGTTCTGCATATAAGTATGCTACTGGTCAAACTCATAGTGAACTTGCTATCACGTTCCTTATGCCCAGAAGTACAAGATCCTATGTATTCTTTGAAAGGTGGATGAATCTTATTACTAATGATGCAGAGCAGTATGCTGATTATTTTGATTATTATACAACAGATCTCAACATCTATAAGTTTGAAAGAGGTGGTGGTAAGAAAATAACCCACTCTCAAGATATGTTAATGGCAGAACAGGCAGCAAAATTAAAAGAACAAGGAACTACTAGAAAAGCAACCTATAGCGAGAATACTATTACTGGTTGTTGGGCAATTAAACAGATATATCCGTATAACCTAGGACAAGTTCAATTACAAAATGGTCCTGCTGGTTTAAGTCAATTTACTGTACAGTTCCAGTATAGTCGTTTTAGATACTTTGTTAATCCTCTACATGTACAACTTGCTGATTGGGAAGAACAGAGTAAGGATCCTATTCAAAACTTCCTCAATTCTTTAAATCAGAAAGCAAGTGACTGGACTAAGAATATATTAGGTGGTAATGAGTATGCAGAATTCTTTAAGAATACAAACTTTGATTTAAATTCATTATCAACTCCTAGGTTTGATTATACTCCAGATGCTACACCACCTGGAACAGTTGGTTTACATGATGGTAGTTTAGGTGCTAATGACCTTGCAGGAACTATGTCGGGAGTTGCCTAAATAAGATTAATGAAGTGAATTTCTATGGCATTACCTAAGTTAAATGTACCTAGATACTCTTTGAATCTTCCGTCAAATGGTGTCAAGGTAAAATATCGTCCATTCCTTGTGAAAGAAGAGAAAATGCTCCTCTTAGCAATGGAATCTGAAGATCAAGAGCAGATGGCAGAGACTATTACTAACTTAATTGAAAGTTGTACTAATCTTACCAATGTAAAGGATCTAGCAACCTTTGATATTGAATATTTGTTTTTACAGATTCGTTCTAAGTCAGTGGGTGAAACCGTTGATGTTATGATGACATGCCCTGATGATGAGGAAACTCAGGTCAAGGTAAATATACCATTAGATCAGATTGAATGTGTAACTGATCCAAAACATACCAGTGAGTTGAAACTAACTCCTGAAGTTGGTTTGGTTATGAAATATCCAAGTATGGAGATGTTCATCAAGAATAATTTCTCTGAGGAGAATCAGGTTGAGAACATTTTTGAAATGGCTGCTGATTGTATCGTGCAGATTTTTGAAGGTGAGGAAGTTTATGAGGCAAAAGAATCTTCTAAGACTGAGTTGATTGAGTTCATTGAACAGATGAATACTCAACAGTTTCAGCAGGTTCAAGAGTTCTTTGAAACTATGCCAAAATTAAAGTATGACGTTAAGTTTACTAACCCTAAGACTAAGAAAAAGCATACAGTAACACTTGAGGGACTAGCAGCTTTTTTCGGTTAGCCCTGCTTCATACGAATTTGAAAGTATATTATGAGACCAATTTTGCATTAATGCATCATCATAAATGGTCTCCTGAATATCTTGATAATATTATGCCTTGGGAGAAAGAGATCTATGTTAGTCTTCTGATAGAACATTTGAAGGAAGAAGAGAAACGACATAAAGAACAACAGGCAAAACGCTAAATGGCATCATCCAAAGTCAAACCTTACAGAATAGTCGCATCGTCGTTTAGATCGCCGATAAAACTTTCTACTGCCAGATCACGTGGGATACGTATTTCTGCGGCAAAGGTTTGTATGTCAGTAAATCGTCTTGGTGCTGTTTTTGAATCTGTTGGACACATTGCTGCTGACATGCGTGACCATTTAGATGGTCGCAAGGACATGATCCATGCAATGCATCAAGATCTTAAAGAGAGTCTTCATCTTACAAAAGATAAAAAGGCAGAGGAAGAAGCTGAGGGCGGTGAACAAAAACAAGAGATCACTGGTGGTGCTGATGATGCCATCAAGAAACAAGATAAGAAGAAGGGTGGTATTTTTGAGTGGTTAGGTAAATTTTTAAAACCTTTTGAAAATGTAATTGCATGGATTACTAGAACTACACTTGTTCGTGGTCTATTGAAGTGGATTGCAGATGAGGGGAATAGAGAGAAGTTAGTCAGTATAATTGAGACCCTAGGAAAGGTCGGTAAGTTTATAATGAAATGGGCAGAATTTGCTATTGGTGGAATATTAGATGGTTTAGCAAATGTTTTTGGTGGAATAGGTAAGATAAAGAATGGTAAGTTAGGTGGTGTTTGGGATTTAATAAAAGGAGTGGGATCACTACTTTTAGGTATAGTAGCACTTAAAGGATTAGGATACTTACTCAATCCGTTCTCCCTCATTAATGACATCATGAATTTGATGGACATGAGGCAGCAAGAACATCGGAGAAATAATCAGAATCAAAATCAAAGGAGTAGGAATCGTAGGACAAGGACACAGAATAATACTAGAAGAAGGATTAATACTAGGAATACTTCAAAAGCAACGAGATTAAGATATCAGAGGAGATTTGGTAATCAAGCTGCTAAGACTAGGTTTGCTAAACAGATTAAAGGACCAGGTGGATTAGGTGGTAAGACAGTTAAACCAGGTAGTCAGTTAATAAAAGGTCCAGTAGGCAAGACTGTTACTAGAATTGGTACTAAGTTCCTAGGCAAGGGTGCAGTTAAAGCAATTAAAGGTATATTTGGTAGAATTCCTATCATTGGTTCTCTTATAACAGTTGTTGCATCATTATTGGCAGGTGAACCATTAGGTAAGGCACTCTTTAGAGGATTAGGTGCTGCATTAGGTGGTGTTATTGGTTCATTTATACCTGTTCCAGTATTGGGTACTATGCTTGGTGAAGCTGTTGGTATATTTACAGCAGACTTACTTTATGAAGGATTCATGGGTAAGGGATGGAAAGCTGCTGGTGCTAAGTTAAAAGAATCTTTAATGGGTCTTGTAACTGGTGCAGGTAAGATAGGTAAAGCAATCATCACTTGGTTATTTGGTGGTGGATTAATGAATCTACTGAAGAAAGCGGGTACTGGTATTGCTGAGTTCTTTAAGAAAGGAACTAAGAGATTTGTAGATAACTTCCCTAAACGTAAGTTCCCAACTGGTAACATTGGGACAATGATAACTGGCATCTTTGATAAGTTGAAGATGGGTTGGTTACTTAATCCAAAAGTTATTCCAAGAACTAAGAAAGAATGGAAGACTTGGAAGAACCCTGCTGGTGTTGGTACAGAAAGTGTAAGGAGTATATTAGAGAACGAACTTGACTTTAGTATTCCTCAAATGTTTGGATCTGCATTCAAATTTGTTGGAATGAAGGGTCTTGTAGATGATGATGGTGAAGTTAAGGGTATACCTGCTTTAGATCAATTGTTCAACCCCATCTTTATGGCTAAGCATATTGCTAGTTCATTCTTTGGTGGTGGTGAAGAAGCAAAAGCAGAACCAGGTGGTAATGTAACACCTCAACCTAAGAAGAATCTCTTAGGTAAGGTAATGCCTGATGAGTTCCAGAGTGAGGAATATCTTAAACATAGAGATGGATCCGATAGTAATTCTGAGGCTCTTGCTCATGCTGATGGTGCAGGACATGAAGATGTCTTCTCCAATTATGCTAATGCTCCTGCTGAGGAGGAATCAGTTAAAGATGTATCATCTCAAGCAGCACTTGATAGTGCAACTGCTGATGTGGAAGAATCTGGTAGTGGACCAGTTCCTGTCATGCTTCCAGTAAGTAAAACAGTGACTATAAATAGCCAAGGGAAGGTTCCTACGGTTATCTTTAAGAGAAAACTCGCCGCATATATTGAATGAAAAAGCAAAAAGACGGAAGTAGTACTAAAATAAGGTTTTACAAGTTTGTTAACCCTCGTACCTCTGTGATGACTGAGAGTGAGGGTGTAGTTGCTGGCGACATTATTGCTCAGAAGACAGTTAAAGGTATTAATAGTTTAGGTGCCACATTTAACAGTTTTGCTGTTATAATGAAGGAGATGAAAGAGTCCATGATAAATGCTCATGGTGCTCAGAATGAACTTATAGATGACTTAGCACAATCTGCATTAGAACCAGATCCTACTGATAATTTAACCCCTAAGAAAAAGAAAAAGTCTGGTTTTCAAGATTTTATTAAACCTGTTGTAGCAGGATTCTTTGAATCTCTTGCTAAATTGGGTGGATGGTTGTTCAAAGCATTCATAGGTCGTGCTATACTTAAGTGGTTTGCAGATCCCAAAAACATTGAAAAAATAGAGAAAATCTGGAACGGAATGATGGCATTCACGAAGTTCCTGATGAAATTTGTTGGAGGTGTAGTTGGCAACATGCTGGATGGCATTGCTAAGATGTTTGATCCGAACGCAAGTTGGTGGGAGAAGATAAAAGGGTTTGGTCAATTTTTCGTTGCACTGGGGGCAGGATTACTTGCACTCAGGTGGTTAAGAAATCCGTTGAAATTAGCAAAGGACTTTATCTGGGTGCTTAAAACACTATACACAAATCTAGTTAAAGGTATGAAACGCATGAAAATGCGTAAATTTGGAGGAAGAGGAGGATTAGTTAAAGGACTTGTTATGACTGGTGCTACTGCTCTTACAGCAATGGCAGTAACTAGTGCTATGAGTGGTGGTAGTGAAGAAACTCAAGAAGGTGGAGTACCTGAAGTCACTGCAAGAGGAGATAGAACTGACTTAGAAAAGCAACAATTTAATACGATGATGGAAGAGAAGGGATTCTCTAAAGGTGGATGGATCTCAGGTCCAATGTCAGGTTATCCTGTATCTTTAACTGGTAAGGGTATTGACTTTATTGGTCATGGAACTGAGTATGTTGCAACTAAAGCAGAAGGTGGTAAGGTTAACGCACAGAAATTTGCTGGTGGTGGATTTGTAGTACCATTTAACACTCCAGCAACTAAGTCTAATCCTGGTTTAACATCACAACGTATGTTAGAAGCAGGTGGTATGGGATTTGATCTGGGTGGTATATACAATACTAAGAATATGCCAAGTTTCTCTGAAGGTGGTCTGATTGAAGGAACTAATGAAGAGAAGTGGGCAAAGGTTAAAGGTATGGCAGAGAAAGCAGGTGCTAAGTATCCTAATGTAGTTGCTGCACAGTTTGCTTTAGAATCTGATTGGGGTCGTGCAGTAGGTGCTAAGAATAATTTCTTTGGTATTAAAGCAACTCCAAATGAAGCATCTACTGTTTCTAAGACTACAGAGGTTATAGATGGTAAGTCAGTTAATACTGAGGCAGCATTTAAGAGTTTTTCATCACCTCAAGCATCAATTGATCATCTAGTTACTCAATGGTATAAAGATTATAAAGGATATAAAGGTGTTAATAATGCTCAGAATGCTATGGCAGCAGCATCAATGCTTAGTTCTGAGGGATATGCTACTGATCCTGCCTATGCTTCAAAATTACAGCAATTGATTTCTAGATATGGTAAGATAGATGCTGTTGCACCTGTAGTACCAAGAGATAAAGGTAGTAATGCTGTTAATATAACTCCTGGTAATACAGAATCCTTAGTTTCACAACAAACTGCAACAACAGGAAATGCAAAGGTTGAAGCAGTCGCCGCTAAGAAAGCAACTGCGGATGCCACAGTAACAGCAGCAACTGCTATTGCTACTTCTGTATCTGCTAAATCATCTCAGGATGCTACTAATGCTGCTCTTGCGGCACAAGGTGAGGGAGGTAGTACAGTTATCGTTCCTATGAACGAATTACCAGAAATTATACAATTCCGACCTAAGTTCGGACTATTTGGAGCAAGCGATGTCGGTTAAAAGACAAGCGGGTGAAACCTCGCTCAAAGTATATCTATTAGAAGATGATGCCAAGACACCACGTAAGGGAAAAGGTGGTGAGCAAAACTTGGTTGAACTTATATCCGAATTAAAAATTGTTGAGAGTATTAGTAGTCCTACCATCAGGGCAGAGATGGCAATGTTTGATGCTACTGATTTTATTAACACACTACATGGTAATGATTACTGGAAGATTGTATTAGAAGCAGGTGATGTACAACATCAATATATTCTTCAATGTTATGAAATATCTTCTAGACTACGAGAAGAGAAGAAGGAAGCATACGTTATCAATTTAGTATCTACTGAGTTCATATACAATGAAACTATTAATATATTTGGTGCTATGAAACCTATAGATGGTGGGGTTCATGTCAAAAATATTCTTAAGGATGGTGAGAATAAAGGTTTAAACACTGGTAAGAATGTATATATTGAGAAGGCTAAGAAATTTAGATATACTGCTGTTAACTGGAGACCATTTGATGCTATTAATTTTATTGCTTCTAAGGTAACAAGATCAGGTTCTACTGGTGATACACCACAAGGTGCATTTGTTTTCTTTGAGAATGCTAAAGGATTTCATTTTAAGAGTATTGATCAATTGATTGAGGATATAGTTGATAACAAACAAAAACCAACATATGTGTATGGTCAGAAGAGTATTGAAGATAATCCTTTAAAGAATCAATTCCTTATTGATAGGGTATCATATCCAACATCATATAATTCTTTAAAGCAACTTAGACAGGGTGCATGGTCTGGATATATCATGGGAATTGATCCAACTACTCTACGTGAATCATTCTTACCAACTAGGAGTAAGTTTGTTACTGCTAGAACTGATACTTATCAGTATACAAAAATATTTAAGAGTATGTCCATCTTAGAAAAAGGTGGCAACATGCCTATTGATACTTCTAACAGTCTTATGAAAGATCTTTTGAATAGACCTAAGAGAATTAAGTATCAGGTGTTGCCAACTCATTTATTTGATAAACCAAAGACACAAGCAGTTGCTCAGTGGGCATCAGAAAAGGCAGGTACATATCAAGGAAAGTTCTTAAATGATTATATGGATGTTGCTTCATATAATTATGTTAGAAAGAAATCATTAGAATCAATTCAGTTAGTTATTGAGGTTCCAGGTAATCTTGGACTCTATGCTGGAGAGGGTGTAAAGGTTGAAATTCCTAGAATGTTAGCAAAAGGAAAAAAAGTAGAGCTTGACAAAATGTATAGTGGGAACTATCTTATTGGTGGTGTAGTACACACTTACAAAGTCACGAATACCCAGACTACACTACATTTACTCAAAGATAGCATCAAAGTTTAATAAATATTAGGGTATTCATAGGTATTTTCAACATGACTACAATTGAGCAACATATTGAGCACGATAAAGAGCTCCTTGATGATCCAACTCTTAATCCTGCTGCACGTCGCCATTACAAAGAAGAATTACATGATCTCCTTGAGTATGAAGAGCATCACCACGATGAGATTGTAGCTGGTGATCACCATGATCCAAACTGTTTAGAACTATTTTGCGACCAGCATCCTGATGAACCAGAGTGCTTAGTGTACGACGATTGACAAATTGCTAAATAAGTGGTATGCTGGGCTCATGATGAGACTCAAAAACCACGAAACTCCAAGAAAGATGGGTCGGAACAGCAAGTCCAAACTTGCATCCGCCCGTCTTCGTCAGCTCAAGAAGCGTACGAAAACTTTGATTAAGAAATTGAATTCACAATGAACATTATACCAACCTTCCCTTATCCTGTATTCATTGATGAGTACGATATTAAGGAGAAGTTTATTGAGCAATTAGAAGAGCACTGGGATGAAACCATCAGAGAGAAAGATAATCCTTTATTCATGTTTAAGGGTAAAATGCATGAGTGCGATGAACTATATGATTTTGTGACAGAGAAAGCACAGTTTATGATTACGGAAGTAATGGGTCTGAAGGGTGAAGTTGATATGATTCACACTGAAACTCATGCTTCTAACTTTGGTACTATTATTCCACCTCATATACATCCTAATTCGTACCTGACAGCATATTATATGGTACAGTTTGATGAAGATAAAGGACATACTCCATTAGTAATTAATAATCCATTTTATCAGAGTAATGTTCCAGCGTTTCGTTATGAGTCAACGAAACCAACAATGTGGTCTAGTGAGAATTTTATACCACCATTGAAAGAAGGTAATTTGATTATATTTCCTGCTAATTTGCAGCATTTCTTTCCTAAGCAAGATGCTGATGATCGTATCACAGTGACGTTTGATTTTGTGGCTAAATAATAAGAGACAATTAAAGTAGGTTCATGGTTGCCACAGTTGATAACATCATAGGAGAATCAACGTCCGATTTTGTAGGTAAGGATGGTTTTTTCTGGTGGATTGGTGAGGTTGAAGATACTAGAGATCCTCAATTAATTGGTAGGGTTAAAGTTCGTGTGCTTGGATATTATACTGGTGCAGAAGCAGGATTTAGAAAAGATTTAGAAACAAAAGATTTACCTTGGGCACAGGTACTTCAACCAACAGACCAACCAGGTTGTGAGGGATTAGGAAAGTCTTCTCACCAACTGAGACCTGGTGCTATTGTCATGGGTTTCTTCCTTGATGCTGAAGAAGCACAGTTCCCCATTGTTATGGGTGTTCTGAGGATGGGGAAGAATAAAGGCAAGTCAATGGATCCCAAGGAGAGTTCGTTTATATTTTCAGAAGGTCTTATCAGAGATAATATCAACCCTACTACTAATAAGATTGGTGAGTCCACTGTTGGTGGTAAGCATCTTACAACTACAACTACTGCTGTTAAAGAAGCAGGTAATACTACTGCTGAGTTACCTAATGCTGCAAACCCTGGTACTGGATTAGCACACCAAACTGGTGTTGCTGGTTCTACTGCTAACTCAAGTAAACCAAAATTCCCAAGTAAACCAATACCTGCTGCTAGTGGTGTAGGTGGTCCTTGGCAAACATTAGATTATAAGTTAACACAACTCGTAGAGGACATTGCTGCCACTGCTGGACAGGTAATGAAGAATGAGAATGGTGACTTTGTTAGTGTGATAGAGAATAAGGTTGTTAACATGGAGGCATTGCTGGATAAAGCAGAGGCATTCCTTGGTGCAGTTATGTCTCAGGTTATATCAGCATTTAAAGAGCAACTTACTATTATTGCTGGTAAAGTTTTAGCAATAGTTAATACGATAGCATCATTAACTGGTATTCCATTTGTAGTTCTAGCGATTGTACAGGCAGTTATTCAAGCATTACTAGGACAGATTTGTGGTCTGGATGGATTGATTGGAGGTATGCTCTCTAATCCTATGGGTGCTATCAATGGTATTATTGATAACATCATCGGGAAAGCTATGTCTGTTCTTGATGCTGCTACTGCTGGTATGCAGAAGTTAATTGAGTCAGTTACATGTGCAGTTCGTGAAGGTTTAGGTGTTGTTACTTCAGCATTGAGTCTTGTTAAAGCAGCAACATCTGTTGCTGAAGGATTCAGTAGTCTTTCAAAGGCATGGGAAAGTGGCAAGGATATTATGAGTGCTGCTACTGATATGAATAAGATTAACCTACAAAGTATAGGACAGTTAATCTCATTGATATTCAGTTTATTTGACTTTGGTGGTTGTGGAAGAGAAGCAGGTAAGAATGCACAGGATCCAATGGGATTCTATCCTTTACTAGGATCAACGCAATGTCCAGCAGATGATTTGGATGGATTGAAAGATAAGATAGGAGAGAAGTATGGTCCTTGTGGAGGTGGAGGTAAGTCTAACCTCTTTGATGCAATATATGCTGATGCTTCACCATATCTAACTGCTGCTCAGAACTTTATTAATGGTGCATATAATTTACAGTTAAGTACACCAGGTCGTGATGCAACTGTAGTTAAGACTGCTAGTGGACTAACAGTTCATAGTGTATCACTAGACAATAAACAACTCACAAGGTATAAAGCTCTTGTTGAGTCTGGAATGTCAGAAGAGGATGCTGCAAAGGAATCAACCAGAGTTAACCCAGATCAGAAATCAGAAGCACCAGATCCATTAGTCGCTACTCACATTCAGGAACCTGGCAACTTCACAATGGATGTTGGTAAGGATAAAGCAACAACCACAGGTGGTCATTGGATTGAAACTGTTGATGGTGATATAAGATTAAAATGTTCAGGTGACTTCCACCTTGATGTTGGTGGTGGTCTCTTTGTTAATGCTCAGTGTGCCCCTAATAAAGGTGGTAACAAGAATCAGAAAGCAATGGTTAACATTGGTTCTGACTTATCAGTGGATGCTAAAGGACATATACAAATACAGGGTATTGGATCTACTGTTGCTGGTAAGGGTGGAACTCAAGCACAGGTTATCAGTCCACAGGGTACTACTAAGATTGACGCAACATCATATGAAATTAATGCTGGTGAGATAAAACTATCTGCTGCTAACTCAATTACAATGACTGCCCCTGCGGAGTATCATTTCATCAATACTATTACAGGCATCATTCCTAAAGCAAAGACAGGTATATTCAGTACAGTTGGTGGTCCTGTTGACTATGTACTATTCCCTGCACCATCTGCTGATCCTATTCCAAGATTCTCAATTAATACAGTTGGTCCTTTCTTAGTCAACTGTGCTGCTGGTGGTGCTTTATTCACAGTCGCTGCTGGTGTATTCTCAGCAAACGTTGCTGCTGGTGCTGCTAATATTACTGCTAGTGCTGCGGTGACTATCACTGCTGGATTAGCAATGACTCTTACTGCTAAGGGAATTGTTAAGGTTTCTGGAGCATCTATCCAACTCAACTAAATCTATGGTATAATATCGCTATGAACGATCTTTCAATGGAACGCCAACAACAACTAATGGAACTCAAGGAAATCCTTGAAGATACTATTCAGTATTTTTGTGACGAGAACATGGTCTCTGGTGAGACTGCATGGAACATGGTCGGTGCATTATCTGATGCAAAATTGAATGTTGAATTTGAACAATGAAACAACCATTAGATTTACCGATAGAACGTCTGTACTCCAATATGGAGTTTGTGACAGATTTATGTTATGATCAACAACAACCATTCCGAATTGACCTAGGTAATGGTAAGATGGTCATGTTAGTACCACTGGTTGAGAGACCAACTATTCCTACTGACATTGTTGAACAAGTGGAGGAGCACAAAAAAGAATGGATGGCACAGGTGGAATCCAAAACTTCCTCAACACAATAGCAGGAGTTTGGAGTAATAAACAACAAGCACAATCTGACCCGACTGGTTATGTCTGGTCATGGATTCAGTGGGACTTATTAGGCGATTGTCGTCTTAAGTCTAAACAGTGGTATCAGAACGATGGTGTAGTCTATCGTGAAAGATGCTTTAATGCACATGAAGATACCAACGGTACAGTCATTCTTGACATACATAAGATAGACTGGACACCTATAGGTCATTCCCTTAAGTGGAGACCACATGGTGATGAGTGGCAGTTAGCAGGTGACTACGTTTACGAAGGAACCGATGTCTTTTATGAAGGCAGACTAACTAAAAATAATTATTTTTCTTGGGATCGTGGATTTAAGAATGGAAAACTCACCTATGGAAGCAACAAAGGAGCGTTCAAATTTGATAGAGTATAAGATGTATGACATAGAATTATGTCGTACCAAGCAAATTGAATTATGCAATACTCTATGTGAAATCTCTGGTCGTGTATCAGAGAAACTAGATAACGTCCACATCCCATCTCAAAAAGATCCTGAACTTAGACATGAACACAATGCTGAACGACCTAACGTCTCTTGGTGTTACGGATACTATAATATATTTGGGTGTACTGCTGGTAATACAGTAATGTATGACCTGTACTGCCAAATGAGAGCAGCAATTAGAGATTATATTGGTAACAATAGTAGAGCATGGATGCAGTGTTGGGTCAATACTCATTCAGTAGATGACCTAATGGCATACCATAACCATTCTTATCCTATACATGGATATGTTTCAATCTATCCTCAGAATACATCAACAGTATTCTATAAAGGTAAAGAAGAGACACATCGTATACAAAATGAGGTTGGTAAATTATACATAGGACAAGGTAAGACACCACATGAAGTTATATCAGATGGTCCACCTGATGAACCAGATGCACCTCGTATAACGGTAGCATTTAATGTTATCACTGAAAACGACAATGGTACAGACTTATCTTTGTCATTCATCCCTATCTAAAATGATGAAACTCAATCCAGATCGCATAGAAAAAAAATCTTTCACAAAGACTGATAAGAAAGGTCGTGAAGAGACTTGGGAGTGGGAAGAAGGACCAGAACTACGTGCTTTCATAGAAAAGCAAAAGAAAGATGTCACCTGAGAAGACTCCCTTTCGTAAGTATTACGAAGAGTTTTGTGAAGTATTTGGTCATCCTCTATGGCATATGCCTATGATGTTGATAGGATTATTTCTAATGATAGAAGTAATGCATACCAAATATCATATGGATGGTGAGAATGATGCACACGGATTTTGTGCTCGTCAAGAGTGGGTAAAAGAATTAATGGAAGACGATGATGATTGGTAAAATATAGTACACTCTAACCTAAATACAACAAACGATTCCCCAAATATGAGAATCCAACTTTGGTATTCTGAAGACATGAAACAATGGCGATGGTCTCTATATACACGTCATTATGCACCTACTGGGAAGGACTACCATCAAGAATCAGGTCAGAGGCCAGAAGTAAGAGATGCAATGAATGATGTCGCCACTACTGTAGAATACCTCAAGGCCGAAAAGAGTCTAGAACTTCAGAAAGATTCTGTATAAATAAACTTGTAGCATAGCATATTTTCTGTGGCAACCAAAAAGATATCACAGTTAGATGGAATAGATGACGCTAACCTGTCGGGAGAAGCAATTCTCCCTGTTGTCGTATCTGATCCTCTAATTCCAAATAGGAAAGCAAAGGTTAATCAACTTTTCAAAACAATTCCCGCAGGTACAAAAGCGTCTCCAGGACTGGCTTTTGACTTGGATAGGAATTCAGGAATTTACCAAAACGCATATGATCAGATTGGTATATCGTTTGGTGAGGGTGGTTTATATCTTTCTAGGATTGCTAATAATGATGGTTCTTCAACGAACCTATTGACAGTTGCTGATGACGGTGCTACAAACTCAAATATCATCATCTCACCAAAAGGTGCAGGTCGTGTAGAGGTAACTGGACAATTACTATTGAATGATAACCTATTGGTTCTCCAAGATAGTAGTGATAATACTCGTAAAGCGAGATTTGAAGTTGGTAATATAGGTAACACTGGTGGTACTAGGGTATTCACACTACCTGAAATATCCTCTGGTGGAGGTACAGTTCTAATTGGTGATGATACCAACCAGATTATTACTAATAAAGATATATTTGTAGAAGACCAACGATTCACTATCCGTGATGGTGTTGGTAACACTGAAAAGAATGCTAGGTTTACGTTTGACTGGGATAATACTGTAACAGGTACTAAAGTATATCAATTACCTGATCCAGGTATTGCTGTTACTACTTCTGAATTATTGGATGATCAATCAAATCAGACTGCTAGTGGAAAGAATTTTGTTAACTGTAAGTTTACATCAAGTACTGCTACTGATAACCCAACAGTCACCTATGATACTTCTGCATTAACATCTAATCGTATTGCTACTTATCCTGACTTGTCTGGTACTGTAGTATATGCTGAGGCAACTCAGACTTTAAGTAGTAAGGTGATTACAGGATTGATTCTAGGTGATATAACTACACCTACTAAACGTATCAACTTTGATATTAGTAATCAATTTGAAAACTTAAACTATTCGTTTAAGTTCCCATTCCAGAATATGAACCAGTCTACTGGTTCCAGTGAAATTGCTACTACTAATGCTACTCAGAAGTTATCTAACAAGGAACTAAATAGACCAGTAGTTGTAGATGATCAATCTGAAGACCGTAAGGTTTTCTTAGATTTAACAAATATCACTGAGCAAAGAACAATCAAGTTCCCTGACTCAGATGCTACACTACTATCTACTCAGAACGTAACACTAGATGATGTTAACTTTGGTGCTGGTATTGGTGCTCAAAGACTAACAGCAAAAGTCCGTCAACAACAACTTTATCTATCTCAAATTTAAGCAATGGCAACTAATACAGGAGTGCTGGCGAACTCAAAACCCGCTGCCAATACCGAAACAACTATATTTAAGAACGATGTGAAGAGTAGCACTACTGGCACTCTTGTCGCTAGTTGTGATGGTACAGGTACAGATACTTACGAAGTATCTTTAAGACCGTATGATCAAGAACTTACACTTAATGCAGCAACATATAAACTGCACCGAGGTGATGTAATTACTAATGTTAAGTGGACATTATCTGCTTCAATACCATTAGAGGATGCTCTTCCTGGTACTAAATTTACAAGTACTGATGGCGAGAAGTGTGCATATCTGTTAGACGTTGTTGACCCTGCTGTTACAACATACCTTACAAAGTATAAGGATCTTATAGCATTTACTCTTGAGAACGTATCTGATGGTTCCAGTTCTGCTGAACCTGATTATGCAAACGGTGAGACAGTTACTAATGGTGCAGGTGTTAGTGGTGTTGTTTATGAATATGTTCCAGGTGAAGATGATGCTGGTGTTGTTTGGATAGGTGATGTATCAGGTGGATCTTTTGCTGAAGGTAACGTATTAACTGGTGGATCATCAACAACTGTTGGTACTGTATCAACTGGTGGTATTGCTGCTGCTGCGGGTAAATTAGTATTCAACGATGGTGCTGGTGGTGCTGTGTATCAGTATTACTTACAAGAACAACCACAATTATTAACTGATAGAACTTATAAGTTTGATGTTGCTGATAACTCAATGACTGGTAAGGTACTACAGTTCTCTACTACTGCTGGTGGTACAAACAACGGTGGTACTGAGTGGACTGCTGGTAAAACTGTTTCAGGAACACCAGGACAAGCAGGTGCTTATGTTCAGTATGACTTGTCTACTTCTGAACCTGTAAGTAACTGGTATCCACATGATCAAGCAGATGCTAACTATGCAGATGGTGATCAATTCTTTACCATGACAAACCAGTTCGTATATAATGAGATCTGGGTATATTCACAGGAGGAAGAGGATGGTATCGGTGTTGTCTCTGATTGGGTTACTACTAACCAGTTCTTATATCGTAACGCAACTTATACTATCAATGCTATTGCTGGTGATAGTTATAGCACTATCCTCAGTCATAGTGGTACAAAGACCACAGTAGTAAACGGACCTGGTTCTGCATTGTGGGTAGGATCTGATACTTTTATTGAAGCACCTAGACAGGTATCCGCAACTAAAAATACTGCTACTATTAGTAGTGTAAGTAATGATTCTGATGCAGACTTATATATTCAAGCGGATTCTATTTCTGCTAATACAAGTGAATTGAATAAAGGTATCATACTTGGACCTGGACAATCAATTAAAGTGAAAGCAACTAATGGTTATGTGACATTCTCACTGGATGCATTCCAAGATACAGTAGCAGAGTACTCTACTACATTGTATCAGCGTTCAGATGCTTATCAAACTGAAGGCGGGGAAGGTGGAGACTAATCCCTATAGATTACAACTCATATATAGATTCTAAATAAATGGCACTAACTAGACTCAAGAATATAATTACGTCCAGAACTGGACGTATTATCTACGTCAACCCTGATGACTTTGATGCTTCTGATGCAATAGACAACAGAGGTAACTCTAGTTTGCGTCCATTTAAGAGTTTGCAACGTGCTTTCCTAGAGGTGGCACGTTTCTCATATCGTGTTGGACTAAGTAATGACGAGTTTGATGCTTTTAGTATCATGCTCTATCCGTCAGAGTATATTATTGATAACAGACCAGGCGAAGTATTATATACAAACATTCCACCACTTGATGCTAACTCTAACTTTGATATAACATCACCCAACAACGTATTATATAAGTATAACTCAGTTGAAGGTGGATGTATAGTACCTAGAGGTTGTTCTATTGTTGGTATGGATCTTAGACGTACTAAGATTATTCCAAAATATATACCATATCCTACAACATATCCATCTAAAGGTATTAACACTGAAGAGCAAGTACCAGGTGAATCTGCAATCTTCAGGGTAACTGGTGGTTGTTATTTCTGGCAGTTTAGTTTATTTGATGGAGATGCTACTGGTGTATATTTCAAACCAGATAGTGCAGAAACAATTCCACCATCATATTCACACCATAAATTAACATCATTCAACTTCGCTGATGGTAATAATAGTTTAAACTATCTAATTAATACTACTGGAACTGTTGAGAATAGTACAGAGATTACACAGTCTACTATTCCTGACCTACTAGAAAGAACTGACCTAGACATATATTATCAGAAGGTATCACGAGCATTTGCAACTATTCCTGATACTTCAGGTGATCCTGCTCAAGACCAGATACAGGCAAGAGTTGAAGAGAACAGAATTGTTGGTCCGATTTCTGACGAGTTCAGAGTTCTACAGATCACACGTAATGGTAACACTGCTAGTGCTGTTACTGTTGATGCTGATGGTAATCCTAAGAACCACGGATTCTCTGTTGGAGTTAACGTCAACATATCAGGTGTTACAGGATCCACAGGTCCACAGTCAGAACTTGATGCACTATTATATAATGGATCATTCGCTGTTACATCTGCGAGTGGTAACGTATTTACATACCAATTAGCAGAAGAACCTACTGGTAATGCTATTGGTTCTAACATGGTAGTTAAGGTTGAGATTGATACTGTTGACTCAGCATCACCTTATGTCTTTAACTGTTCCTTGAGATCTACATGGGGTCTACAAGGTATGCATGCAGATGGTAGTAAGGCAACTGGATTTAAATCTATGGTTGTTGCTCAGTTCACTGGACTATCACTACAGAAAGATGACAGAGCATTTGTTAAATATAACGCATCAACTGGAAACTATGATGAAGGAGGAGCAGGTGCTCACCTAGATGGTTTCGCAGAATATAAGAAAGGATGGCGACATGGGCACATCAAGGCAAGTAATGACGCATTCATTCAGGTGGTTTCTGTGTTCGCTGTTGGATATGCTGACCACTTCAGTGGATACAGTGGTGCTGACATGTCAATTACCAACAGTAACAGTAACTTTGGTAACACAGCATTAAGATCTAAAGGATTTAAACGTGCAGCATTTACTAAGGATAAGGCAGGTACATTAACGCACATCATACCACCTAAGTCATTGAGTGATGTACCAGAAGTATCAGTTAACTGGACTAACTTAGACATTGCTAGAACTAAAACAATTAACGCAGCACTAGCAGCACAGGGTGGTACTCTAGGAACAAGACTCTATATATACGGTTATACAAGTGAGACTGCACCACCACAAAATAAGGTACAGGGTTACGTTATAGGTGCTAGACAAACTTTAACAGTACCAGATAAATTATATTGTTTGTTGATACCGTCAGGTGCAACACAAGCAAGTGTACAATCAGCAAAGATTAATCCATATGGTCCTGCTGTATCAGGTACAAGTGCTGGTGGAGTAGGTTCACCACTACAATATGATAGTGCTACCTATACTATAAATGGTGTTCCTAACCAAGTTGGTGGTTGGTATCTATCAGTAGATGCTACTAACAATGAGATATACTCTACTCTAGTAAACAATACAATATATAATAGTCTAAACTTTACACCAACAACATTCATTAAGAGAATACCTGACGCACGTAACTTGAAAGACAGAACATATCGTGTGCGTTATGTAATACCTAAAGATCAGAATCCACCTCTTCCAAGAGCACCTATTACTGGATTTGTTCTACAACCATATAATACTGACCAGACAAATTATAACCTATCTAAATGTTATTATGTGTACGATGTTGAAACTATAACTCCATTTGAAAGAGGTATTGCTGATGGTGTATATTATCTGACACTATTGTGTGGTTCAATAACACCAACTACATCAAACTTTAATGATTTTGCATTCTCTCAGAATGTTAATGAAGTATATCCTGCATTTGACAGAGATAATCCTAACGATGACCCAACTGAGACAGTATCTATTGCAGATAATGAAACAATAGGTCTAGTATATGGTACTGATGGTGCATCACCTACACCTAATAAAGATGATCAGCGAAGTATAACTAAGGAAGCAATTAAGTTTCTATTAGCAGACTCAGGTTGGGTTGCTGGTAGTAATCCAGGTTGGGATAGTATTAACAGTACATTATCAAATATACCATTAACTTCTCGTTTAGGTGATGAAGAAACAAGAAAGATTCCTATCCTAGAAGATGCAGATGGTGATCTTAATCCTATTAACGTAGAGTTAAGACGACATTCAATTCTAAGATCAGGTAACCATACATTTGAATACACAGGTTTCGGACCAGGTAACTATTCAACTGCATTCCCTCAGACACAAGTTGAGACACTAAGTGATGCTCAAATTAGACTATCACAGTCATTAAAAGAGGAGGCAGGAGTTGCATTCTACTCTGGACTTAACTCTAATGGTGACCTATTCATTGGTAACCAAGTTATTAACCCAGTTACAGGTCAGATAACTTCAGAAGATATTGCACAGTTAAATGTATTAGGTGAAGAGAATACTACGATTGAAACATTCTCTGAAGTTGTTATAACTGATAAACTAACAGTTATTGGTGGTGCATCTAACAACTTAGAATCAATCTTCTCTGGTCCTGCTACATTCCAAGGTACTATTACTGCTTCAAATAATATATTAGCGAAGAAATTAACATACAATAATAATGATGGTACTGTTCTTAAAACTACACTACTAGCACCTGAATTGGTTACTGGTGGTATAGCACAAGGAGTACCAGATTTAACTAATGTACAGAACTACAATGCACCTAGTGATGGTGATATTGTATATAATATTGATTGGGAACCTGGTGCTAACTTAGGTTGGATGTATTACAATTCAGCATGGGTTAAGTTTGGTCTAACTAATACTGGATTCATTAACATTGATACCTATGGTAATACACAACATATAGGTATTGGTAGAACAACCTCAGCAACATATCGTGCAGAGATTGAAGGATCAGTTAGATTAACTGGTGACTTAAGAGTAGATGGTAGAGGTGGTGTTGCACCTGATAAGTATATCACTAGACGTACACAGGGAGATGGTACAACATTAACGTATCCAATTACTTCATACTCTGGTGTTGTTCATAACTCTAAGTCAGTTATAGTTACTATTAATGGTGTATTACAACACCCTGATGTTAACTATACTGTTGACACTAACGGTACTAACGTAGTGTTTGGTGCTGGTGATGCACCTACAACTTCAGATCATGTAGAGATTCGTGAGTTGCCTATCTAATAAATATATACAAGAACAGGAGTAGTATATGGCACATACCAAGATTAATGGTAATAATATTGATACCACAACGCAAGCACTCATTAAGATCTTGCAACTGAGTGGTAATGGTTCTTACCTAGAAATTCCTAAGTATGCTAATGCTGCTGCTATATCAACTGCACTGCCATCACCTGCTTATGGTACTATAGTATTTGATAGTGCTGAAGATAGTGCCCAAATATACGTTGCTGACGCACAGCAAGGAAATCCAGGTTGGACTTCAGTTGGTGGAGGTGGTGCTGGTCTAGGTGATAAGAGTATTATTAGAACCAATGCTGCAACGATAGACGAGAATTTAACACTAGGTGCTGCAAGTAACGCACCAGAGAATGCTAACTCAATTTCAATTGGACCTGTAACTATATCAAATGGTTACACGATAAACATGGATGCGTCAGCAGAGTGGACTATAATTGGTGGTGGAAATTATGGTAGTGGCATGGCAACACGCAACCACATATAGGTAGGGGGTTGACAAGACCCCATATATAGATTATACTGGTGGGGTCTTCAAATTGAAAAATGACACGGTTTAAGATTGTTGCAACAGACGACGACACTGGCACACGTGATGTCAAGAAGTTCAACGCCGAGACTCTCACAGACGTTGTAGATCAGATCTCTGATTTCCTACGTGGTGTGGGATTTGTTTTTGATGATTTAACTGCAAATGTTTCTCCTTGGGAACAAGAAGCAGATGAATTAGATCCCAATTTATTGTTACAAACCGATGAATTTGTAGGGGATGATACCACTACAAATACTTTTGATAACTTAGTTAAGTTCAGCAAGACTGAGTAGATATATATTAGTACCATCGCAATTTCATTAACTAATGGGACGTACATATAGACGAGGTGGAGATGAATCCACTCATTCTTATGGCAGCAAATCTCTTAGAGAAAAAAGACAAAAAGGTAAATCTAAACGATACAATTCATGGGACGAAGATAACAAACAGAAGCGTAAAAAGTCTAATAAAATAGACTATAACCCTCAAGATTGGAGTCTCTAATTATGCCTGATCCTAACGAAAAAGCGACACAAAATATACCTGGAATTGAAGTTACACAATCTCCAGGATTAATGCCCGAACATTTGTGGGATGAAGATGAAGATGATGGTTTAGATTATGATGATATGTCGTATTCATCTTTGGATATTGATTATACAACTCAGTCATAAATGAAAGACCAAAATGCAATTCATGACGAGGAGACTTACGAACAAAAGTATAACAGAGCGTTAGATCTCCTCGCTGAATCATTACACAAACCAGATCATGTTCTTCGTGCATGTGCTCACAACCAAAAATGTTTTAACGAATTAATGACAGTTAAAGCAGAAGTTCTCTCACTATTACCTACATTACGCAAACAAATTTAGTTTAATGTCCTCAACGCATTACCCACATTGCATGCCTTTCAATGTACCTGAAAAGGAAATGTTGAAGAAAGCGATATCAATGAAGTTACATGATATTCAAGAAAAGTATTTTCAAAGAAAGATACTAGATAAAGTAACTTATGACAAGAAGATTTCCCTATTAGAAGATATAGTGGAGAAATTAGGCATTCAGGATGTAAATATTACAACCAATGAAGAAAGTGTCACAAGACAGCGTGTTGTTCTCTGATTATCCTTTATAATAAGGGAGTTCAAACGAATTTCATTCATGCCAACTGCAACTGCAACCAAGTCCACACCTCGCAAGACACGGACAAGGAAGGCAAGAAAAAGTTCTGTTAAGAGTGTGAGTCCTGCTACTAAATACTCACAACCTCGTGAGATTAAGCAAGTGACTGATACTAAACCTGCCCAAGTTCGTCCCGAAAAACCTAACCTAACATGGGAAGATTATCGTGATGATGTTAAAGTTCGTTGGTCAATTCATTCTTATGAAGTAAACGAACTTTGGAATGATGTGGTCAAAGGTTATAACATTGCTAAACCCTTTGTTATTAAATCTGTTGACTATGTTAAGGACTCTTATAACAGAGCATTCAATTAATATTCTAAAGATGGGTTTACACCCATCTTTTTTTATGGTATAATATCGCTATGTATTATGTAATTTTCTGGACAACTCTTACAATTTACATCTTAATAAAGTTAGGTGCATTTAAGAAGTGAAAGACACTATTTTATTTGGTGATTGTCGTGAAACATTGTGTGCCTTTATTGATAAGGCACGAATGTGTGTTACATCCCCACCTTATTACGGATTAAGAGATTATGGTGGGGAAGAGTTACAAATAGGACAAGAAGAAACACCAGAAGAGTATATTCAAAACCTAGTTGAAGTGTTTAGATCAGTCAGAGATTGTCTTACTGATGATGGTACTTTATGGGTGAATATTGGTGATAGTTATTATAACTATAGACCTGGAAAAGGTCAGTCATTAGTTAAACAAACTGTTAGTAAGAGTAAGCAAGATTTACCACAGAAATGTGCAAGACGAGGTAATAAATTAGATGGACTTAAAGAGAAAGATTTAATCGGTATTCCTTGGATGTTAGCATTTGCATTACGTCAGGATGGATGGTACTTAAGGCAAGATATTATATGGCATAAACCTAATCCAATGCCTG